TTAACGACACGATTAACGACACGATTAACGACACGATTAACGACACGATTAACGACACGATTAACGACACGATTAACGACACGATTAACGACACGATTAACGACACGATTAACGACAACCGACAACCCAATGCAACCAATGCAACCAATGCAACCGATGCAACCGATGACAATAAGTGCGGAACATCAGAAAGTGCGGAATCAGAGTGTGGAACTGTTGAACCAAAAGCTGCAAACTACAACATTCAAACAGAAGTGACAACTACTGAAAGAGATAAAGGACTGGAATCCGGTCTACGCCGGAATAATGGAGCTTTGGAAAGCTCCGCTACGGGGTGTGCAGAGAGTAAGGATGCCACTACTAACAGGCATATAATTGAATATGTTCCTTATCATAAGATGGATGAGGCGCGGCTTTATGCTATGCTGTTGCAGGAGATAGACAGGCGGTTGCGGGGAGCGGAGAGCAAGACGGCAGAGTGGGAGAAGATCACCCAGGAGTATAATAATGGTGAGCTGATGCCTGAGCTGAAGAAGCTGAAGGGGAGGCGGAGCGAGCGGGGCTTAAGACACTGGTATCAGAAATGGCAGGAGAGTGAGCAGGATATGTTTGAGCTGGTGCATAAGAACAATGCACAGGTGCGGGGGCGGAAGGTGACATATATAGAACAGCAGTTTTTGATCGGAGCGCTGTTATGCGGTTGGGAGAAGCCGGTAATGAACGCGATACGGGAGCTGAAGGTGAAGGAGCATCAGGGCGTTTTAGAGAGCCCGAGTAGCATCCCCACCCTGAAGCGGTGGGTAACGGATTTTGCTGAGGATAATCCGGCGGTATGGTGCCAGGGACGGCGAGGTGACAAGGCAGTGATGGAGGACATCGTGAAGAGCATTGATCGGGATGACAGTAGTATAGAGCCACTGCAGGTAGTGGTGGTGGATGGGCATAAGCTGAATGTATTTGTGAAGCATCCGATCACGGGTAAGCCCTTCAGACCAACATTAATCACTGTATTTGACTGGGGTACCCGGTACCCGGTGGGGATGAGCTTAGCGCTTACCGAGGACAGCACTCACACTCTGACTGCCTTCAGGAACGCATTTTTATATATGGAAGTACTGCCGAAGTGGGCGCTATTGGACAATAGCAAGGCATTCAGGAGTAAGTTATTTAACGAGAAGTGGGAGGAGCATGATTTGGAGAAGGAATTTGCGGGGATTTTCCCGCGGTTGGGGATAGAGGCACACTTTGCGAGGGCATACAACGGCAAAAGCAAGGTAGTGGAGCGGTGGTTCCGGACCCTGGATGATCAATGGAGTAGCAGACAGGCGAGCTACTGTGGTCGTGATATCAATGCCAAGCCCGCACATTTCGGACGCAATGAGAAGTGGATGCAGGAGATGTTTGGAGCCAAGGCGATGGATTATGCGGAATGCATAAATAGCATCTATGAGTATATACGTTATGAATATGGGATGACGGTGCACAGCAAGACCAAGCAGAGACCATACGAGGCATTTACCAATGCGGTGCGGGATCCGGAGCGGAGAGTGGATCCGCAGAAGCTGAACATAATGATGCTGACCGCTGAGCGCAAGAAATTGAGAAGCGAAGGTATATGGCTGTATAAGAACAGGTATTGGGCTCCGGAGATGATAGATCACATAGGCAAGAAGGTTATCATCCGCTACGACTATAATGATTTGAGAAACATAATGGTTTATGATGAGCGGAGCCGCTACATCTGCATGGCGGAACTGAGAGAAAGCCAATGTGCATGGGTGTTTGCGGAGATGAATAATCCGCTGGTGGCACAGAGATTGTGGGCTGAGGACAGGGAGATAGAAGGGATCAAGCGGAAGATTAAGAAAGAGACCAAGAAGCTGGTGAACATCAGCAAGAAAGTGGTGGATGAGGCAGTAGCCAAGCACCAGGAAATTATAGAGCAAAGGAATTCAGAGATAGAGAAGCACAATCCGATGTTCAAAAACAAGCCGATGATGCCGGAGCGGGTGAAGCGGGTAGATGTGAATGAAAAGATTGCGAAGCTGGAGCGGATGGCGAAGGGGTTTCCCGCAGATACCGCAGATAAAAGTGCAGATAGTGCGGATGATGAGCGTCAGGATGACGCATCTACATCCAAGGTTATCCGTTTGGAGGATCTACTGGAGGAAGAAGAAGGGGAACTGGCAGAGACGGTTAGTTTTAGTGAGATGCAGAAGATCATCGGGATCAAGAGATGAATGGAACACAGATGACTAAGATAAAACTGATTTACACAGTTAAATAAAAGGAGGTATGAACAAATGAAAGAAGGTAAACTGGCGAGAATGAGCAATGTGATCGCGGCGGACAGGTGCGTGGAGTATCTGCTGGCGCGACCGAAACTGGAGATGGTGGGGCTGGGGTTGATTTATGGGCATCCCGGGTTGGGTAAGACCACTTATGCACAGCGGATGGCGTATAGCAAGGGGTGGATATATATGAGGTTGGAGAGCTATATGACGCCCAAGACCTTTGCGGTAAGTTTAAAACAGTTGATCATAAGGCACTTGGGGATGGGAAATCATCCGGTGATGGGCAGTGCAGCAACGATCTATGAAGAGTGCATAGGTCTGTTGAGGGAGCATCCGGAGATCGTGATCGTGATAGATGAGATTGATTATGCGTTTCGGAGCTACCAGCATGAGATATTAGGTGCGATCCGGGACATAGTGGATGAGACGCTTTGCGTAGTGATCCTGATAGGGATGCAGAATGCCAAGGAAAGGTTGTATCAGATCAACCGTTACTACTTTGACAGGTGTGGGGTTTTCTGCGAGTTCACAACACCGAGCAAGAAGGATATAGCGATATTGATGGCTACAATGATGGATGTAAGTTTTGGGGAGGACATAGTGGACTATATTGCGAAGCGCAACCAGGGAACTTTGAGAGACACGATTAAGCTGATGCACAGCGTGGAGAGTGTGGCGAGGGTGAAGAAGCTGGAGCGCGTGACGGTGCAGGATTTGGAGGGGTGATGTGCAGGCATAAGCTTAAGGAGCAATTGGCGAGGCAGATAGCCGATAATTTCGTATCTGTGTGCCGGATACCTTTTGGGCAGAAGATGTTTGAGGAGATGACGGGTCTGCAGAGCGGGAGGGAATATATCCGGGAATATTTGGAGCAGGGGAAGATACGAGAGATAGAGGCGGGGATATACATAGTTTGTAACCTGCATAGGCAGAGCATAACAAGCGCAGAGGGTGACTGGAGGTTTACGGTGGAGGGGGCATGGCTGGTGCAGGATGCGCTTCCGGAGAGATCGGTCCGTAAGATTGGGCAGAAGATAGGGAGAAGCAGACAATGGGTGTATCGGTATTTGGAGGCGTTGGCATCGATCGGGGCAGTAGCGTGGGATGGGAGCAATTATGTGCCTGTGAAGGATGCAGATGTGAGCAAGATTGGGCTCCAAATAGAGAAGGGGATATTATCCCGGATGAAAGGGGAGGTAAGATGAAAAGTGTGATCAAGTGGCAGGATGATGCGTCCACTATCAATGACAGCCAGAGGTGCCGGGAGTTGCGGAGATTGATCCAGGCACACCGAATCAAGCGGTTGGGATGGAGTGACTATGTGTTCAGATACATTATGGAGGGGCTGGGTTTTGGCAGGAGCTTAAGGGAATTGGATGAGGAGAGGTTGGAGGAATTGTGGGAGATCGTGAAGGGATACCGGAAGAGTGGAAAGCCGGTGGAATTTGAGTATGACAAGCAGGGGCGTTATATGCACGCATTGATGAAGCAAGCAGGATGGGAGGAGCATAACTTGCGGGCATATATGATAATAAACTTCAAAAAGACACACTGGAATCTGCTGGATAAGGCAGAGCGGAGGAAAGTGATAAATCAACTAAAAGAATGTGTACAGGGAGGTACAAAATGACAGTAACGATCAATCTGGTGTATATCATTGCCTTGTGGCTATATGCGCTGGTAGTAACGGGCTTTTGGGTTTGTGCGCTGATCGGCAGCGGTAAAGAAAGGCAGGATGCGATTATGGAGGATGAAATAACGCGGGAAGCATTATTGTATTTTGGCGAGAAGAACCGTGAATTGACAGAGGAAAACGAGAAGTTAAGGGAAGAAATTGCATCACTTAAGAGTGAAAAAAAAGTCCTGGCAGAGCAGTATATCAAGATTCAGAACGAATACGCCTACTACAGGATACTGGTGCGGAATGCGAATCCCAAAGTACATAAGAGCGCAAGTGTGAAAATGGATAATCATAAGGATGCAGTAGAAAGAGCAGGATGCTCTATGGGGGAGGTTAAGAATGGCTAAGATAACGAATGTGATAATCCATTGTAGCGACAGTGAATTTGGAACGGCGAGCGAGATTCGGCGGTGGCACATACAGAACGGCTGGGATGATATCGGCTATGACTGGGTGATCCTGAACGGGTTGCTGGTGCCAGAGACGAAGAATCAAAAGCGGCTGTATATGGAATGCATGAACGGGATGATAGAAGTTGGACGGAAGGTTGACGGAGACAATATCCTGGTGGGCAAGGAAGTGGGGGCGCATACCCTGGGATACAACGACAAGAGTTTGGGATTGTGCCTGATCGGAGTGAAGGACTTTACACCGAAGCAGTTTTATAGCCTGGCAATACTTTGTAGAGAGATAGAGGAAATCTGGAAAGTGCCGAGAAATATGTTTCTTGGACACTATAATGTAGCGAAGAAGACATGCCCTAACTTCAATGTGCAGCTATTTATGAAGGATATGGATATGATCATATCCGGAGGCAGCGGAGGGGTGGATGTGAACAAGTATCGGCTGGCGGGTTAAAGGAAATAACATGATAGAATATGACGATCTGCCTGAGATAGACCCGTGGACGCAGTATATGCTGAGCATAATGGATATAGTGATAGTGCGGATGAGTGAAGTAGCTAAAAAGACGGTGGAAGATCCGCATCTGGCACACCAGTTAATTAAGGATATGCTTGAATTTAACAACAAATTGAAAAAATACACAAAAAAGGAGATAAAAGATGAGAAGTAGTAAGCAAGAGGGAAACCGACTGGCTAAAGCCAGTGTTATTAGCAGAGAGGAGCTGGTTCCGCAGGATTGTCTGGACGCCGTGGGTAAGCTTCAAAAGGACATTGAGACAAAATTCATTGAGATAGGGGAATTATTCAGCCACATCAAGGCAGCCAAGCTATTCAAGTTCAGGAGTTATGAGAGCTTCAAGGATTGGGTGGAAACAGAGCAGCATATAAGCCATAAGACCGCCAATAAGCTGATCCGGATGCACCGGTTGTATGTGGAAGAGTTGGACATTGATGAAGAGACGCTAAAAGCGATTGGATTTGACCGTTTGTTGATGATAGCCCCGATGATGGAGAAAGCGGACTGGGAGATACGAGATCAACTGATGGAGATGGCAGCAGAGCAGCCGTTACCCCAGTTCTATGAGAGCTTGAAAAAAATGAAAGGAGAAGCAAAGGCAGAGCAGCTTCCGCTGGATCTGAAAAAGGTGCTGGTGGAGCAATGGAAGGAGCAGATGTGCAATCTATTTGACTGTTCATGGAGCGAGGCACAATATAAACTGGCACTGTGGTTTAGCAGCGGAGACCGGGCAGATGCAGAGGTAATGAAATTGCTGAAGCAAGAAGTAAAAAAAGCGCAGGCAAAATTTGAGCGGGAGGCGAGTGATGCTAACAGATAAGATAACATGCCCGGTGTGCAAGGGAAAGGGCACATTGACGGAAAACGCAAAAGAGTATGAGTTTATCACCAGAAATCCCATCACGAGCAAGTGCATGATCTGCAACGGGACGGGGATACTGAACCCGAGTACAAAGCTCCCGAACGGGAAACGGGTTATTGAGATGTTCAGGAAGGATGAACTGGGAAGAGTGAACAGTGAACGGAGGGGAAAGCGGTTGAATGTGAGCCGGAAGGCGTTGAGCAATCCGGAGGATGTGGATACGGGGGTAGGATATCATAATAGTGCTACCACAGAGGTCACGGAGAAAAGCGGAGGACCGCAGAGGGAGAACAGCAAAAAAGAGAAAAAGAGGGAAAGAGAGATGGCAATGAATCCGCGACTTAAAAAGGTATTGGCAAGCGGGAAGAAATTTCTGATTGTGACGGAAACGGAGCCCTATTACCTGGTAGTATATTCCCTGATAAGGAACCAGGAGAGAAAGCAGGGGACATGGTCATGGGAGGATGAGGAGGCATACGTGGAAGCGTTAATGGCTGATCGTCAACGGATGATCACAGAGATTACAACATTGAAGCGTCAGAATGACGCTATTAACCAGGAGGTAACCAATGGCTAAGACAGAGAAGAAAGGGAAGGTAGTGTACTGGATAGATGGCGAAGGCACCCTGACGCCGGAGAAGTACATTGACAAGAGTTTGAAGGACAGGGACCAGTTTGTGAGCAGTTGCGTGGGCAAAGCCAGGCAGATGCACGCGGTGCTGAAGAACTTCAAGCGGGAGATGGAGAGGAATATAGCCAAATTCCTTGAAAATAGCGCACAGCGCGAGGGCGAGGAATGGGTAGGCGGCACGACCTTATATAACTTCAGCATGGATGAGAGTATCACTATAAAGATTGCCAAGAAGTGGACATTTGATGAGAAGCTGCAGATTGCCAAGCAGAAGATAGACCGGGTGATTCAAGCCAGAAGTGAGGGCTCTGACGATCTGATCGTGGCTTTGGTGAACAGAGCTTTCAAGGTGGATTACAAAGGTGAAGTGGACGCCAAGCAGATGCTCGGATTGAGGCAGTTAAAGGTAGACGATCCGCTGTGGCAGGAGGCGATGGAATTGATAGCGGACAGCCAGAAGGTGCAGAGCACTAAGACCTACTTCTATTTTCAGGAAGCAGGACCGGACGGTAAGATGGTGAACATCGTGCTGGACTTCGCGGCGCTGTGAAGCGGGGGAAGCTATGACTGAGATGGGCAAGATTAACACAGATAGATATTACAGACCGGACGAGATAGCGGAATTGCTGAATGTGGACAAGAGCACGGTATATAGAATGATTAAGGATGTTACAGATCCATTGCCCGCAGTTAGGATAGGCGGGAATGGACTTTACAGGGTGCATGGAAAAGAATTGCAAAGCTGGCTGGAAAGACACAGAGTGAGACCGGAAGAGGAATAGGCATTAACATTGATGAAAGATAAGATTGGACTTGACAGATTTACGAGGGGGAAATAAAGTGAAACTGAACGTAAACCTAAGGGGTAAGTCCCCGCCTTAGTGGGTTTTTTATTATCGGCTAAAAATTGCCAGAGACTCCGAAGCCGTGAGGTCAGGGCGCTAACCTTAGGTTGCGTGTTCAAGTCTCTGGTTTTTTATTGAACAAAAACTAAGGAGTTAGACATGAGCAAGATCATGCAAACAACGGGTGTTGATCTTCCCGCCAAAGAGATCAAGGGACAGAGGATGGTGAGCTACAAGCAGATAGCTGAGCTGCACCAGGTACCAGTCAAAAACCTTCAATACAACTTCAACTACAATCAAAAGCACTTCATTGAAGGCACTGACTATTTCAAAATAACGGAACAAAATCCCCATACCAAGAATTTCATGGTATCGAAACTTTACTTTACCGAGTCCGGATATCTGATGCTGGTGAAATCGCTTACGGATGATTTGAGCTGGGCGGTGCAGCGGGAGTTGGTGAACGGGTATTTTCGGGGGGCGATGCTGGAGAAGGTGCTGACCTTCTTACCCCGGAAGGTGCAAAAAGTGATTTATTACCGCAGTTTGGGCTTGACGCAGAAGGAGGCAGGGTTGTTGGCGGGGATGAGCAAAGACAGCGTTAAGCGGGTAGAGAGGCGCCTGAAGGGATTGGGATATAAAGCTCCAAATCTAAGCGGTAAGCGCAGCCACTTCAAGGAGAAACAACTGGAGGTGGCATTATGAGAGCGGAAACAAAAGAGATACTGGACGAGATGGATATGACAGTAGCCGCGATAGAGGACTTGAAGGGCTTGATGCAGGATAGCGAGGAGAAGGTAGCGGGAAGCCAATGCCTGCATTTGCTGGTGGAGCATCTGAAGGAGCAGATGGAGAGGTTGTGGATGAGGATGGGATATGACGGAGGATAGAGAGCAACGATAAAACGAGAGAAAGCCCTGGGAGACCGGGGCTTTTTTTGTAACCATTGTTGTCTATTGTTGTCTATTGCGACAGTATTTTTGCAAAAACACAGAAAGTGTTGCAATAGACAGCAGCAGTATTTGACAGGATATGGGAGGGTGGCACTGATGGTGCCATGAGTAACAGCAAGGTTTTCAGAGAAAAAAAAGAGATGGCTTTTGAGGCGTTCATCAGCGGCAAGACGAGCCCGAAGGAACTGGCGGCGCTGGTGGGCTGTAGTCCGGTGACGGTGAGCAAATGGATTGCTGCTGGCAAGTGGGACAAGATTGAGGGAGAGGAGCGCCGGTTAAGCCGGAAAATTACGGTAGCACGGAGAAAAGCGCTGCTTACCGCACTGGAAGAATACGCTAAAGACCCCAAGAACACGGCACTGCAATCCCTGGTGAGCATACTAAGGCAGGAGATGAAGCGGGAGGAGCCGGCGAAGGAGCTTTGCGATTACATAGTGAAATTTTTGGATCAGGTGACGGATTTTATGATAGAAAAGGGATATGAGGGACTGCTGAAGCAGTTTCAGGCGATTGTGATGGATTTAGCCGAATACCTGAGAATGAGGAACGGATGAGAAATAATACCCCGAGCGTGACATATACCTCCAAACAGCCCGGCGACGCTCTATCTGCCGCCGGGCATACCTTCCCTCCGACCTACACACAGCCCCGCTACATTCTTTCAGCAAGTTTACGGGCGGGGCTGTCCTTTATCTTGCACCGATATATGTCAATTGATACAGGAGGAATGGGATGGAAGACAGCATAGTGAAGATATTATTTACATTATTCGGGCTATACGCGGGGGTGATGAGCTGGCTATTCAAGACGGCATGGGATGATGTGCAGCGGTTGAAGAAGGAATTGAACGAGATACGGACAAACTGCACAAAGTGCCAGACGGAGACCTTGGAAAGCATAAGGGAACTGATTGACGAGCGGTTTGACAAGTTTATGATAACGGTGGAGCAGAAGCTGGAGCAGGGCTTTACGAAAATAGAGCTGAGCTGGGTAAACGAAGGGCGGATCAGCCCGAAGAAGACGAAGAAGGATGCATGAAAGCCAAAACGATCCAGGCATTTGCGGGGGACAGCATCAAGCTGCAGGTAGCCGTGTATGATGACAGGGGCCAGGCATTTGACTTGGAAAAGAATAGGATTGAGGAAGTGAGATTTATGGTTCCCCGCCTTGATATTTATGAGCGTGGAGAGATGAAGTGGAATGTGGCGAGTTTTACGGTTCCTTCGAACATCACCCAACCGGGGAACTATCCCTACCATGTGCTATTATTAGGGGGGGATCTGCAGTTTACCGTAGCTTATGGCATACTGCAAGTAATGAGTGTAGTGAAATGAGCATAATAGAGATACACGGGACAGTGGGACGGAAGATCAAGGTAAGCATCGGTATATATTTGCGTGGTATAGTTCTTAATGCGGGGCAGCCAATCGCTAAGAGCGGTGGACTGGACATCAGGATAGCCGAGAAGGGCGGATATATCATTGCAGACGCAAGTGGTGCGTGACAGCAAAGGAAGAATAGGAGATTAGCGATGAAAAAACTTAGTTTTACGATGATCATACTACTGGTGGCAATGACACTGGAAGCACAAACATACTACAAGCTAAGATACACTTGGGAAAAGATTGAAAATGCCATAGATGCGGTGAAGGCGGTAAGGTAATGGCCAAGTTTATCCAACGGCAGCAAAAGGCACTGGTAGAGATAGCGGCAAAGACGCCGCAGGTGCGTCCTTTTGCGGGAGACACGCCGCGGGATAAAGAGGAGCGAATCCGGCGTGCCACCGGAGAAGGTTGGGAAGCTTTTCAATATTTTTGCATTACTTATTTTCCGCATATATTTACCAAGCCGTTTACAAACCAGCACAAAGAGATGTTTCAGGAAACGGAAGCAGCAAGCGGAGTGATTGGGATCACCGGATTCCGTGGGCTGGGCAAGACAGTGCTGATGGGTGTGGTATATCCGCTATGGAAGATTGTGAAGGGCTGTCAGTATGTGATACACACAGCGGCGGACATTGATCTTGCCTGTGAGCGGACGGCTTTTACGCTGAACGAGCTGAAGGAAAACAGACGGCTGTTGATGGACTATCCATATTTGGAAGTGGTAGAGGGAGAGAAAGATAATTTTTATCTGAAGAACAGGTGCCGGATTAGAGCACGCTCCATTAAGCAAAGCCACCGGGGAACATTTAACGACAAAAATATGAAGCGACCCGGAATCATTGTTTGCGATGACATTGACAAAGAAGAGAATGTAGGCAGCCAGACGATAGGAAAGCGCAAAATGGATAAGATTACCCAGGAATTGGCGGGAGCGTTGGACCCAGCAGAGCCGGGTAAGGTGGTCTGGTTGGGTAACCTGGTGCATCCGAATTATGCGATTTGCCAGTTCATGGAGCTCATAATCGGTGAGATAAGAGCCGATAATCCCGAGCTTGATCCGAGAAACCAAAAAGTGATAAAAACGAGCCAGTTGGCACTTTTGCGTTATTCCCTGGAAGATGTTGAGGGTAGGAGCACATGGCCGGAGCAATATCCGGATAAAATGCTGCCGGAGCTGAGAAAGCGATATGGGCAGGCGGGGTATCAGAGGGAGATGTTGGGATTGCCCGTAATTGAAGGGAACATATTTAAGAATGAGTGGTTTAAGAAATACCAGAGCTTACCGGAAGCGAGCAAGATGAAACGAGTGTGGCTTTATGCCGACCCTGCTTGGGGTGAGAAGGGCTGCTATAAAGCCATCATCTCCATAGGTTATGATGGCAACCGCTTTTATGTAATCCATATATGGATTCGGCAGACGAAAAACACAAAGTTTTTCAGGTACTTCTATGACGCGTATCAGGAGCTTGACCGCATTTACAGAGTAAAAGCCAGGGCAGCTTGCGAGACGACTTATGGGCAGGGCAGAATCCTGGCTGACTTTGATCGGTGGGCAACCGATAACCGTATACCTCCAATCTCCCATAGAATTAAGAAGATAGATAACAAAGAGAACAAGAACCTGCGCATTGAGCGGACTGAGACGCTCATAGAGACAGCGAAGGTGCTCTTTCCGGAGGGGCAGGATACACCGACACTGGTGAGCCAGTTTTTGACATATCCGGACGGGTATGTGGATGGTCCAGATGCTTTGGCAGGATGCCTGGAAAGGTTCAGCGAATATAACATAGGGCGAAACCGGGTGCGGGTGCGGAGGATGAGCTGGTGAATTATTATGACCGGATGATGCTGGAGTATTACAAGGTGCTTAATAATGCCTGGAAGCGCGAGATTAAAGAGGCAGCCAGAGCTGCGATCGGGATGCTGACCGAGATGCCTAAAGCGGAGAGGGTGGATAAACGCAAGGTGGACTTGCTTTTGGAAGTGATCAACCAGAACTTGGGTGACGACTTTATGATGGCGGTGAGTGCTGAAACTAAGGCGTTTGTAGAGCGGAGCTTGAGGTTGGGCATCCAGGATGTAAAGACCCAAGCAAAAGTTAGGATCAACATCGGTTTGTGGGGAATTGAGGAACAGGCGTTAGTCGCTCAGGTGCAGAAACAGAATATATTTTGGATAGGACAGCATTTTGGGGCGGATATCAGCCAGGACTTCAGGGATACTTTGACAAAGGCACTTGAGCAGGGCTATACGAAAGAGATGCTGGCAGATGCACTTAAGGAGAGATTTTCCGATTTAGGAGACAAAGGTGCTTATTATTGGCAGGGATTGGCGGAACATACTGCCCTACGGATTAGAGAATTTGGGCGCTTATCCGGATATGAGAAGGCAGGAGCGAAGGGCTATAGGTTGGTGAATCCGATGGATAACCGAACGAGTGAGATATGCTGGGCTTTGGTGAGCCAGGGCAAGGTTTATCCGCTGGATGTGGCATTGGAAGTGCGAGATAATTTGATGACTATAGATGTGGAGAAAGAAGGTTTGGAAGAGGCACGGGAGCGAATTAAAGCACTGGCACCGTGGGTGAAAGAGAGCCAGATAGAAAGGGACAAGGAAGGCAATCCGGTGGGTGTGAGCGGGGCTCATACGCCTTTTCCGCCGTTTCACTGGAAATGCAGGACACAAACGGAGATAGAAATATGAAAGCGATACCTGTAGAAGTGAAAGATGTAATCACAATATTGAATCTTCCTGCCGATATGGCGGATAATCCGATCTTTAGTGAGCATGAGGCGCTGGTGATGTGCAGAATGGCAGAGATCACGATTGATGATGATTACAATGAAGCCGTGGAAGGTGATCTGGAGGCGGGAGACCCGCTGTATGTAGCGTTTCGGTATAGCTATGCGTTTTTACTGCTGGAGAGCGTGGCTGAGTTTCTCAATCTGAAGACCCTGGGCGAGGGAATAGTAAAGAGCATAGGGCTGGATTCATCTACTACAGAGCTGCTGACGGGAGCAGAGATAGAGGCATTTAAGGCAGAATTGGAGATAAGGGCTTTGACGCTGTTGAAAGGATTTTTGAATGAAGAGGGGCTTGCCAGAATGTATGAACTGAAGCCGAGGGCTGCACGATTGATACGGGTGGGAGTGATCTGAAATGAATAGAACGCAGATGACGCAGATCGAACGGATATACGCAGATTATTATGTTTTAATTACATTCCTTCGGAGCTGCTATGCTTGAGCAGAACACCTCATTAGATGAGATCATGATAGAAATTTACCGGGCAATTTATAGTGCCCTGGAGAGCAAAATGCACCTGATTGGTAGCGTGATAGACAGAGATGCGCGGCGTGAGATCATGGCGCAGAACATTTATGATAAGGGTGATTTTTATAATAATGCGGGCTATATAGTTGAAAAAGATAACACAGGGATGACTCTGAGAGTGGGATCAAATGTCAAACATGAGCTATATGTTTTGGGTGGAAAGGTGCCGAGCTGGACACCGATCGCACCGCTGATCAGCTGGGTGCAGCGCAAAGGATTGGCTTGGGTGGACAAGAAGACGGGGGCGCAACTGAAGGTGGAACAGATGGCGTATATGATCCGAGGCAAGATCAGGCGCGAGGGCATAGCAGCCAGGAATGTATATGAGACGGTTTTACAGAACAAAGAAGCATGGATATTTGAGCAGTTAAACAGCATAGAGGTGCGGATATGACGGGACTGAGCAAGTTTGAGAGTGAACGGGCGATTATCCGGCAGGCGTTACTTGATGCCGGAATAGCGCAGGTTATTTATAACAAAGACGATATACCCAAGGATTTACCTGCCGCGATAGTAATTTTGGAAGGCGAGACGGGTAAGAACGGGACTGGGCGGCAATATGTGGATACAGACATTGCCTGGACAGTATTCATAATTGTAAATGCCACGAAAGCTGAGGATCCGGATGCTGATTTATACGCATTAAAGGAGCTTTTCCGGGAAAAGTACCGGGAGAGTATGTACCGTGATATTCCGGCTATAGAGTATTATACGAGCAGGTTGGATGGAGCGAGATTGGTGCGAGTGGCAAGGATGGCGCTTTTGAAAAGCGGAACTGGAGCGGGATCATGAGGGTAATGCGAATAGGCCAAAACCGGGTAGCCATAAGCGATGTGAGCGATTTGATTGAGAAGCAGTATAGGACCGAGATTCCGGACTTGAGTAAAATGAATAGAGTGGGAAAGCAGATCGTAAGTAAAGCAGCGGAACAGAAGAAAGTGGTAAGCGCACCTTACAGCATAATAAAACTATTGAATCTGTTGGATATGGATGAGTATCACAGCGGGTGCGTGGAAGCGACATGTATGGCAACAGTGATGAAGACGGAATGCAAGAACACGAAAGTGAAGGACTGGCTGGAGGCAGCGGATTATCCGGCATGCGAGGATGAGACAACTATCCTGGCTGAGATGTTGAAGTTTTACCTGGCTTGCGGCAATGGCTTTTTAATTAAGATGCGGAACGCGGCAGGGGAATGGATTGGGCTGGAGCGACTATTGCCCAATGAAGTGCAGATCGTGGAGAACTATGACGAATATGGATTCTTCAAGCCAAACTACATACAAGTTAAGAACAACCAGAAGAAGGATTTTGAATACGCGGACATCATCCATATAAAGAAAAGCACTCACAGATCAAATGCCTGGGGATTGGCATGCCTGCCGATCGCGATTAACATAGAGATATTGGGAGAGATTAAGACCTTTGATTACAACAACTTCAAGAACGGTTTGATGGCAGATTATTTTATGATTGTGGAAGGGGGAACCCTTAGAGACGGCATCGTGACCGATGAAGATGGCAATGAGGTGGTAACCGACGCTTACAGCGAGATTGAAAAAGCACTTACCGAAGCCAAGGGCAATATAAAGAGCCACTCAACGGTTTTGATAGAGAGCGAGAGCAAAGATGTGAAGATCCGGTTGGAACCACTGAGGCAACAGGATAAGGATGGCGGATTCCTGAGCTTGAAGAAGGATTTGAGAGAAGGAATTTTTGCCTATCACAGGGTGCCACCGCGGGTGGTTAGCCAGTTGGTGAGCGGACAACTGGGCGGAGACAACAATAGCGATATGACGCTGTTTTATAATTTTGTGGTGAGACCGATGCAGAAGCGGCTGGCGCTGACGCTGGCTAATGAGTTTAACTATGAGTATAACTGGGGCGTGAGCGCGGAAGAATGGGATTTCGGAGCGCTCACGGAGGAACTATTAACCAATGACGAAAAGCTGTTTAAAAGCTTACGTAACAATTAAAAAGGAGAAAAGATGAGAATCTATGGACATGGGCGCAAGATCATGAAGGGCGAGCTGCGTAATGTGAATGTGGACTTAATCAGTTTGCTATTTGACGGGATGAAGCCAGCCAACATGAAGAGCGCAGTAATCAAGAGTGCGGACGGCAAGCGGTATAAATCCGTGTCTGCAAGCGCGAAATTCAAGAGCGAAACAGTGGGCAATGAGGGCCTGCTGTATGTGACCGTGATGGAGCCCGATGTGGTGGACGCGCAGGGCGACAGCTACAGCGCGGAAGAGGTGAAGAAAGCAGCCCTGAACTTTCTGAAAAAGGGAGTGGTGGGCAAGAACGATGTGAATCATAACAACCAACCCGTCTCGGAGTTTGTGATTGCAGAGAGCTATATTCTGAAAGCCGAAGACAAAGAGCATTATCCTAATACAAAGTTGGGTAGTTGGGTTGCAGTGCTCAAATGTGAAGACCTTCAGAGCGAGCTATGGCAGAAAGTGGTGAATGGTCAGTTTAACGGCGTGAGTATAGCCGGATATGCCGAGGATAGCAGCCAGGACAACAGCGCTTTGGTGAGCGAGCTGAAGAGCCAGATGGAGGCGATCAATAAGGCAGTGGGAGACAATCCGAACCAGGAGACGAAAAAGGTGCTGGAAGTGATCCAGGGGAGAATCAAAGAGCTGGAGAAGGCGGATACCAACGCTGATAACGAGAAGCTCATCAAGTCATTAACAGAAGAAGTCAAGGAGTTGAGCGTGGCGATAAAAAAGGCAATATCCAATAGTTTGAAAGGAGAGCCGGAGGGGGAAATCAAAGACCGTGAATTGACGATAGACGGGATGAAGGTGGTGGTGAAGAGCAGCCACCGCGAGATCTACAAGGGCATCGCCGATGTGGACAGCGGACAGGCGATGAATATTCTAACTGCCAATACCACAAGTTTATTCATTGATGAAGTAATCGGTAGCCAGCCGGGAGACACTCTGAGCGACATAACGGTGGTACCACTACTAAAGGATGAAAAGATAGATGCCGGGTTGGTGCAAGACCTGGTTTTCAAAAACGAGCTGGACGGCAGTGTAAGCGCGCAGGATATCGCGGCTGCAGACATCACCTGCCCGACTGGGATACTGAATGCCGAATTTACCCTGGGCAGAGATGTGGTAGAGTTTTACAAGGACAAGTATGGCGAGGACGCTTTTGGTGCCTATGTGGAGCAGCATATCGCCAAAAAAGCGGAAAAGGCGCTGCGACTGCTGCTGTTCAAAGGTGACCGGACAAGCGGGACAGCCAACCTGAAGGGGTTGGACGGGGTGATCAAGCTGGCTACGACCGCATCTGCGGTGACCGAGATAGACAGCGAGACAAAAATAACCTGGGACGAGAAGTTTGAGGCGGCGCTACTGGAATTTAGCGATGAAATGCTGGAGGACCAGGAGAACTTCAAATTTTATGTATCTCAGAAAGACCTGGTACGATTGCGCAGCGAGATCGCCAGCCGTCATACCCAAGTAGGAGACCGTTTCCTGCTGGAGGGTGGCAATGTGAGCTTTGCAGGTATTCCCGTGAAACCACGTTTGATGCCCGATAATTACATAATCGGCGGATTGCCCAAGTTCATTATCCTGGGCTACCGCACCGACGCCGAAATGAAGGTAGAGCACCATGGCAGCGACTGGAAGTATCACTGGTACATCCGGGTGAGACCCGGCATTACCTATATAGACGGCTTCGTGAAAGTATTTAAAGTGAACTGAAGGAGATGAACATGAAGAAGACAATAATGATGATAATCATAGGGCTAATGCTGATCGCAGTGGCAGTGACGGCACTACAAGCCCAGACCCTGCCGGTGGACAGCCGCAAAGAGGTGATGCAGTTTCACCGAAGCTGGGAGGCACTGCGCTTTGCAGCACCCGGTGATACTACCTGGCGGCGGATAACACTGCCGGCGAACACGGTGGAGGTGCTGATATTGCCAGTAACAGGGGCTATCGGGGTGCGACCAGACAGCACATACGCAAATAACAAGTACTTTGATATTGCTGCTGGGGTACCTATAAAGTTACCAGCGTATAAGCAGACCAAGTTCTATATCCGCCGGACAGCAGCTGCTACCGCATCCGTGGCTAACATACTATTCTTAAAAATGTAAGGAGATATATTATGGATATCATCGCAAATAACAGCACTTATATCATCGGGATCGTTGCCGCTATTGTGGTATGGCTATTAAGTAAGATGGGGATCAAGAATCTGGATAAGGCACAAATAGCTGCCATTTTGACGATCATCTTAGACATCATTCAAGATATTAAGACCAACCCGGCGACAAAGGATATGGATGATTACAGCAAGAAGCAACTGGCTGTGCAACGGGTGGAAGCAGCTCTACCACAAAAGAAAAAGAAATTGATACAGAAGGTTTTTGGCTCTATAGGCGGGGCTATAGAATATGTGTTTCACAACAAGAAAGAACTATCAAAACTGCCTAAAACGGCGAAGGTGGTGATATAATGGCACTAACTGCACCGACATATCCAAGTGGGATGACAAATGCTGACCTGATGTTCAGCACGCTGGTAGACACCTTCATAGCCGATGAGGTGTTTTATGGCATGGGCAGCTACACAGCGGAGGAGGTGGGGACAAAATTCGCCACCAAGAGCTCTATGGCTACCGAGCTGAGCACCTACTGCAAGCAGATCGGCGAACTTGCCGAGAAGCCAGGTAAGACGGACAGCAAGATCAACAAGCTGAAGACCCGCAACTATCAGATCCCTGGAAAGCGGACCAGCACGGTGGAGCTGACGCTCAACGGCATTTCCGCGAAGCAAAAGGACTATTTTGAAGGCACTCTATTCAGCGGAGCCGAAGTGACCATAATCTGCGTGAGCAAGGAACGCGACCGTGCTACCATCTTCAACGGAATGCGTTGGACTGTGGACTGGAGCGGAGAAGCTGACGGCTTGTGGACGGTGGTGATCAGCACCGAGTTCAGTGGGACAACCAATGGCAAGGTGTTCCTGATCAAAGGACTAACCTAAACAATGATATGCCCGGAGGCCCAGATAATCTCACCACGGGCCTCCCGGCATTAAATGAGGAGAAACAATGGGATTGAGTTTACCGACGAACATTGAACAGGACGATCTGCTGCTGGGAGCATTGGAAGCGGCAATGATCGGCGACCGGGCTTACTTTTGCGAGGGCGATCTGATGCGCAGCGAAGAGATTATATGGTTCGTAAATGCGTTTTATTTCGCTAATTTATTGTTAGCATCTGGTATATTTCACGAGTTGGGAGAGCTTGCAGAGAAGCCAGGTAAGACGGAAAGCAAGATCAATAAACTGAAGACCCGCAACTATCAGATCCCTGGGAAGCGGACCAGCACTGTGGAGCTGACCCTGAACGGAATCAGCGAAAAGCAGAAGGACTATTTTGAGAGCACGCTGTTCAGTGGGCAGGAAATTAGCATAGTACTGGTGAAGAACGAGCTATTGATTCCGGATGTAAATGGCAATGGAAGGGATTTTGATTTTGACACAAGCATAGTTGTATTTAGCGGATTACGCTGGACTGTGGACTGGAACGCGGAAGCGGACGGCTTGTGGAGCGTGGTATTGAGCACCGAGATAAGCGGAGCTACCCAGGACAAAATAGAGGCAATAAGGTTATTGAGATATGAACCAGACAAAAGCGGAAATCCGCCATGGGAAAAAGAGGAATAATGAAGATTAATACGAGTATCCGGACGCTGAAGGGCGTATATGGGGTGTTTAAGGAAGCAGGACTGGCCGGGCTATTGACGGGTAATGCCGAAGAGGTGAGTGCGGCGGAAGTGATGGACAAGCTGATTGAAGGCGGGCTGATGGTGGAGACGATGAAACTGATCACCGGCAGCGAGGTGTATGTAGACGAGAATAAGGTAGAGACGGACTGGGAGGATGTGCCTTACAGCGTGATCAATGAGGTGCTGGTGGATTTTTTCGCCGGTATCGGCAGCGTCTCAGCGCTTGCCCGCGGGTGAGCCAGAGAGAGAAGAAGAGGCGTGCGCCGAGGGATGAGAACCCGTTTATGCGATTGTGTTATAATTGCATGAGTGCATTTGGTACGGTGGAATTAGAGATAGATGAAGCGATGTGGTGGCTTAAATGGCGTCAGGACGAGATAGATGAGATCAGAATAAAATGAGCGATACGGGTCACTTTTTACGATACTTTTTGAGCCGCAGGCAGGGTGGCAACATATCCTGCGCCAGCAAGTAGCAGACGAACAAAGCTATGAAAGTAGCCATAAAAAACACCTTAAATAAAAGATAAGTGAAATTATGAATAATGCAAGCATAAATTTGACGATAGACCTAAATAGTTTTAGGCAAAGCTTAACAGCGGCATTTACGATGTACAGCACAATGATCGGAGAAATGGGTAAGCAAAATCCGATCAACGCCAAGGAGATGGAACAGGAGCTGCGCAAGATTACCGATGCGGTTAAGGAGCCGATAAAGATCAAGGCAGATGCTTCAGGAGCAAAGATTGAACTGAAAGACCTGGGCGGAGAAATTGAGGTTACTAAGGAAAAGAGCGAGAGTTTATGGCAGAGAAACCGCGAAGGACTTGCGAGTTTAGCATTAGTTTACAATGGAGTGATGTCGTTATATAATGATGTAACGCGGGTCTTTGGCGGGATGATCAATCAGCAGATTGAGGCACAGCAAGGTATGGCGCGAGTGGAAGCAGCAGTGCGTTCCAGTGGAGCTGCTGCAGGATTCACGGCAGATCAGCTCAAGAGTTTGGCTGGAGGTCTGGAAGGGGCATTTGCAATTGATGCGGATGAGATAATGAACAAGGTTACAACTCCGTTATTGACATTTAGAGCGGTGAGCGGGGAAGTGTTTGAAGATGCTCAGATGCAGATATTGAATATGAGCCGGACATTGGGCATGGATCTGCAGGGAGCAGCAATGCAGGTGGGCAAGGCACTTCAGGACCCGGTGGAGGGATTGACAGCTTTACGCCGGAGCGGAGTGAGTTTTACGGATCAGCAGCAGTATATAAGCGACCGTGAGAATCTGCAAGGAGGCCCTGGTGATTACTATAAACTAAGTCCTGAAGCGCGGATGAATGAACAAATAACTGAAGTTCGGAAAAACCTGAATCTGGCAAAAGGTGAATTGAACGAGTTTGCCGAGGCCTATCGTCAGGCAATGCTAAATGCTCCTGTTCTGAAAGATACAGGTGGAGGTGGTGTTCAGGGAAATACTGGTAACAGTTCTGCAGATGCTGCCGCCAGGGAAGCCGAGGCACAGAAGAAGGAAGCGGAGCGGATGATGGCTGAGTTGGCGCGGTTGCGGGAGACAGAGACGGCGCAGATAGAGGCGGAGTATGAGAAGCGGAAAGCTATTATATTGGCATATACGGAAGATAATTCTGAGGCGGAGAAGACAGCTTTGGCAGATTTAGATGCCTGGAAGACGCAGAAAGAAGCGGAGATCACGGCACGGGAAAAAGCCGGAATGCAGGAGAAGTTCCAAGCAGAGGTACAGCATTTGGCGAATCTACAAGAGATGGGGGTAAGCAGTTATGATCAGCTGAAGGCGAAGATGAAGGAGTATTATGCGTGGGCTAAAGAGAATTTGAGTGCTGAAGAGGCAATGTTAGTAAAAAAACAACTGCAGGAAAGCAATCTACGGTGGGGACAGTATCAGAAGGAGAAGGAGGACAAGGAACGGGCGCATCAGCGGACGCTGGAAGACATAAGGGCGGAATGGAATGGACGGAACCTGGACGAGGAAGAGCAGGATTTGAATGCACAGTTGGTGGCATTGGAGCGGCATTTTGAAGATAAAAAAGCGCTGATGATTGAAGCAGGGATGAGTGAGCAGGAGATTGAGAGATGGCTGGCAGAAGAAAAGGAAAGGATCATCTCTGAATCTGAAGATAGAATTCAAGCCAAGAAGATAAATACGACGAGTAGAGCGCTAAACCAAACGAGCGGAATATTGAGGAATTTTGGAGATGCTCAGAATAAGGAAAGCAAAAGGGGATTTAAGACATGGAAAGCAATGGCAACGGCTCAGGCAATGGTGGATATGGCATCAGCAGTATTAGGAGCTTTTAAATCCCAGGTGGCCATACCGATAGTGGGACCAATTTTAGCAGCGGCACAAGCAGCAGCAGCAATGGCGTTTGGGGCGAGTCAGATAGCTAACATACAAAATACAGAATATCAACCACCGCAAGCTGCCGAGGGTGGATACCTACAGGGACCAGGGCATAGCCAAGGCGGAACGATTATAGAGGCAGAAGGGGGAGAATATATAACTAAGAAGAGTCGGGTAGCTGAGCTGGGCAGGGGAATATTTGACTTTATCAATAATGGGCCTATCGCTACTGTGAGACAGTTATTTGCGGGAATGGCAATGCCTGCGATAGAGTTCAACGCGGCTATAGCTGGAGGTGATGGAGGAGGATCATATTTTGCAAATGGTGGAAGCGTTACCGGAAGCAACGCTGTTACTTCGCTGCTGGGATCACTGGATGATAAACTGGGGAGATTACTGGAAAAGAAGGTGGCATTTGATGTACATATTGACCCGTTGGAGAACAATCCGGTGAAAGTAAGCGAGATTGCTGAGATAGGCAGTAAGATGCGGAGTAAGGTGTAAATGCCTAACCTATTTAAGATAGAATTTGTGCAAGGCAAGACCGATGCAAGCGACTATGGTCAGGTGAAGCATAGCCTGGTGGAATGGTTCACTAATCTGGATAACACTTTTAAGGTATTGATTCCAACATTATTATTAGCAACTGCAGCCTGGTATAAGTTAAGCGTGGCGCAGACAGCTACTGCTACCATATCCGGGACATTGAGCGCGGCTATAGCCGCAGCTTCAGCAGCCGTGCAGGGATTTTTGACCGCAGTGGGACCAGTGGGCTGGGTATTGATGGGAGTAACCGCGGCAGTGACGGCATGGACGGTGGTGAAGGGACAGGCTAAGGATAAGTCAGATGAGCTGGCAGGAGCACAAAAGAACCTCAAGGAAGAGATTAAGAGCGCTCAGAATGAAGTATCGGTAGAAGCAGAGAAGTTTAATATGCTGGCAAGCCGACTGCTGCAGATAAAAGGGCAAACAGATCAAACGGCTGCCAGTAAAACTGAGATGAAAAGTGTGATCCGGAGCTTGAACGAGAATTACGGAGAATATCTGGGCAATATAGATATGGAGGCCGCGAGCTATGACAAATTGGCTAAAGCATTACAGGGAGCATCCAATGCGTTGATCCAGAAGAAGATTGCTGAGGTATATGGAGAGAAATATGATGCTCAAGTCCAGAGAGTAGCCGAACTGCAGATCGAACTGGATAAGAAGAGGGCAGAATACAATGCTGCCAATGCTCGGATGAACCAGTTGAAGGCATCAGTGGACTGGGAGTTCTTGACCAGTGATCGTAACGCAATGGGCTTCAATCCAGCTTCCTATTTCGGTAATGACGGAGAGTGGCTCAAACTGGAACGGACGATCAACTCGTTCGGGGCCTTATCGGGACGTCTGCAAGCCGCCAAATACGATCTACAAGCCTTAGGCGATGCCTACCGCAAGGCTATGTTGGAAGTGCCTGATCTTACCTTCGATCAAGGTGGTGGCGGCTCTGGAGACCAGGCAGCAGCGGAAGCCGAGGCACAAAGACGGGAAGCTGAGCGGTTGATGGAAGAACTGGCGAGGATGAGGGAGACGGAGACGGCGCAGCTTACTGCAGAGTATGAGAAACGCAAGGCGATAATCCTAAAATACACTGAGGACGGAAGCGCCGCGGAGAAGACCGCGCTGGAGAATCTGGATGCTTGGAAGACGCAGAAAGAAGCGGAGATCACGGCACGGGAAAAAGCCGGAATGCAGGAGAAGTTCCAAGCAGAGGTACAGCATTTGGCGAATCTACAAGAGATGGGGGTAAGCAGTTATGATCAGCTGA